ATTCTTTTGTTTTTGTAAAAGCTAATATGTTCGGGCCACCTATGAAACTCTTCGCGAATATGGCAATAGAAAAGCCCTTGGTAACAGGCATCTAACTGCTCTGCTCCCTTAGATACGTTATTTGTTCCGTTATTATCTTTTGATCCTTTATACATATTCCGCATTTACTCCCTATTTTATGGGCTAAAGAAGAGTTTTCTTCTAGCATTTTTTCAGTTATTTTATTACATACGCATAAATACATTATACGCCATTCATTCGAGCTACTAATCTTTTAGAACGGTCTCCTACTTGGTAGTACCACTTACTATCTTGCATCTCTACAGCTGCGAGCTTCCATGACCCCGCTGCGAGTGCTAATCTCATGTTATTAAATTTAGTTAGTCGAGTACGGCCTAGATTAAACATCATATTAGCACAAATTGCTTTTACCTCTGAAGGGAACCCTTCCCAAATATTTTTATATAGTATCTTGCAATCTTCCAATACTAAATCTAAGTCTTTTCGAAATACTTCCGCAACGCGCTCTTCTGATACTTTTGTACCAACAGAGTAGCCATATTCCGGATCATCTTCGCAAATAAGATGACCAATACCAAAAGTAGGATACCCAAGATGGTCAAGATAGACCTCATATCGTACTCCCTCATCAATCTTCAATTGTGCTTCTAATTTATCTTTATCTAATTCTAATTCTTTATTGTTGTAATACATATCTATTTCTTAACCTTCATAAGCCCTACTGCTGATCTTACCCCGAAGGAAGCAGCAACTATTACACTTAGAGTATACTGGTACCAGTCAGGCATTTGTTCTAAGACTATAAAGCCTTCTTTTACATAGGGAACCATGCTTGGCAAAAAAGCCATAATTAAAGGAATACTAAATAGAAGAGTCAACCACTCATCTTTCCAAGATTGACCACTATTCTCTGCCATGATCTTTTCCCAGTCTGCCTCACTTTCTGCTGCTTTAACTATTACTGCCGCCTGTGCTTCAGATTTAGCTTTGCTTACAGCATTTTTGCCTTCTATATAGGTTTTCCCTAGTCCAGCTACAGAGGAGATTAAGCCCCCTAAAATTTGTAGTGCCATACTATCACACCTTAAAATAGGGGGACTTACGCCCCCCATCTCTATCTTACGCCATTAAAGGCGTAAAGATAAGTCCTATTAACCCAACAGGAACTAATAATACAGTTATGATCGTTGCCATTAACTCTACCATATCAGCCTTGTTAATATCTCTCACACGTTTCTCCTAAGTAATTGCAATTTTTTTCGGTTGCAATGCTTCAGGGACTTCTTCATGCAAATCAATGCAAAGCAGGCCCCGCTCACAATAAGCGGAAACTACATGAACGTGTTCAGGAACGCCAAAGACTCTTTTAAACGCTTTACCACTTAAGCCCTTGTAAACATATGTTTCAGATTCTTCTTTTGTATCTAACTTCTTTTTGCCCTCTACAGTTAGAACACCCTCGTGAAGGAATATTTCGATATCCGCTTTATTCCATCCGGGCACAGCAATCTCAATCCTTTTGTTACCACTTTCAGTATTTGATAAAATGTTAAATCTAGGATAAGTACCATCAAAGTTCTCTTGGAACAGTGCCGTGTTGTTCATGAAACGGTCAAAACCAAACAATACTTTGTTTAAGTCTGCCATACCTAATCTTGAATTTGTCATAAATGTCTCCTCATTTTATGATCTTAGCCTGCTTTCGCTAGGCGTGAGCCCTTTCGGTACTCAATAGTTATATTATTTTGATAGTTATAGACATATCAGTCTTCTATATCTTCATCCACATCTATAACTCCGTTATCAATAAAATATTGAACGGCATCTTCCACCCCATCTCTATGCCCTAGGCTCCACGTAGTAATCCCGCAGCCTATTAAGCAAAAAACAAAAATAATTGTGTCGACGCCGAAAAACATACTATATCTCCGAGATATGTTCTTGTGAATTTATACTATTATACATAAATATGAAGTGAAAGTCAAGAAAAATTTTTTGTTAGCTAAAAATTCTTCTTGACTTTTCAGGTGAAATGTTCTATACTACATTTTAAATATATTCATACAGGTTTCTATGAAAAAATATATAAAAAGACCATGGACTCATGATGAGCGAAAGCTGCTGAGTAAAGTGTATCATCAAAGCTCCAGATTAGAATTGGAAGAGCTTTTTCCAGACAGAACATACAATGCCTGTGTAAAACAAGCCAAGTATTTAAGGGATAGAGGATGGTTTTTCAAAAAGCAATAACAGCGGTACTATTAGCTATATCTAGCCAGTCAGTGAATGCAGAAGTTTACATGACGTCTAACGACAAAAATGAAATATTTTGTTTAGCTAATAATATTTATTTTGAGAGTAGAAACCAACGCTTAGAAGGTAGAATAGCAGTAGGATATGTTACTATTAATAGAGTAGCATCTAATAGATTTCCTAATACTATATGTAGGGTTGTTACTCAGAAAAGCAAAAGAAAGTGCCAATATACATGGTATTGTTCAAAACCATCACGTAAGAGTATTAATGACCATGATGCGTACTCAGAAGCTTTATCCCTAGCATGGAAGCTATTCTACGCTAATCGTTTAATATGGGATGTAACGGACGGAGCTATGTGGTATCATGCTGATTATATAGAAGCTCCAGTCTGGACTAAGAATATGACTATTACTCATAAAATAGGTACTCATATTTTTTATACAGACGGGAAAAATTAAGGAATAATTTGAAAGTTACTGTAAAAAATAATAATGTTGAAAGAGCATTAAAGATATTTAAGAGAAAGAGCGCTGATATAGTTTGGGACTATAGATCAAAAGAGTTCTATGAGAAACCTAGTGTTAATAAACACCTATCTCACAAAGCGGCAATCAAAAGAGAGAAAAAAAGACAAGGAGCTAATAGCAATGTCAAATGGTACTAATTTCGAACTTGTAGGAGACTTTATGCAAGTATTTGGGCAGGAAGTAAAAGATATTCCTGAGATGTCAGATGAAGACACTCAAAAGCTAAGATATGAACTAATAGCTGAAGAGTTACAAGAGTTTAAAGATGCTATGGATGCTATGGATATTGTAGAAGTTGCTGATGCTCTTACAGATCTATTATATGTTGTATATGGAGCAGGGCATTCTTTTGGTATTGATTTAGACTGTTGTTTTGCAGAAGTACATGCTAGCAATATGAGTAAACTAGGGGAAGATGGTAAACCTATCTATAGAGAAGATGGAAAAGTACTAAAAGGACCTGGATTTTTTAAACCTAATTTGGAGTATGTTTTAGACTTTTAAAAATTGTCAGTAACCTTCCTTTTGAGGGGATTCACCTTTCAAAAAATAGTTCTTGACATAGTAGGTGACACTTGCTATAATTTGCTATGAAATGTTTTACTAGGCTAATAATTATTGGCCAGGCACCGTGAACCTACTATGTCATATACAGCAAAAGATTTAAATCCTTTAGTGCGCGGAGACGATTGGACTATTAAATTAGTAATCAGCTCTGACGGCACTATTACGGATGTAACAAACTATACTTACACCCTTACTCTAAAAGCAAATATTGATGATCCCGACCCGGGAGATCTTCAAGTTTCTGTTGTTCCTATAGGGCCAAGTGCTGCTGTAGGAATTGTTTATCTTAATGCGTCCCGCACCCTTACAGGACCCTTAGACCCTAAAACCTATAACTATGATATTCAACAAGTTGATGATTCGGGCAATGTTCAAACTCTACTTATTGGAAAAGTTAAAGTAGTCAAGGACGTTACCAGAGCTAATCCTTAATGGCTTTCGGTACACGTACCACAGTATTCAATAACATGGATGCCGACAATGTTGGCACCCTTGAGTATACCCCTGGAGGGGGTAATACTATAGCCGTCAACCTAGCGGATGGATTTGAATTGCAAGGTACTGGTTGTATCGAAACTCGTTTTGACAATGAAACTAACTTTATTCAAGCCGTAGGTGCGAGCAATAATGCTATCAGAGATTTATCAAGCTCTGGTAGCGCTGCTCTCTACTGGTTAAATACCTCTGTAGGTAGTACTCTTACTTCTTATGATGTCTTAATTCATGATGGTACCAATGATGGTATTGCTAATTTAGGGTCTTTCTATCCGGCTACGGGGGGTTATACTCCTATTTGGTGTGACGTACCCTCACTATCAGGAACTATTACTACTAGTAATGTCGAAGCCATAGGGTTTCGAGTAAGTAATAGCGATGCCGGATCTGGTAATAAGCCTAATACCTTTCTAGATAATTTTATTACATTTGTGGGCAGTCAAGCCTCTCCATTTTATATAAATGGAACTACTGATAATTCTATAGCCTTTATTCGAACTACAGAATCTAACAAAACTAACGGATATAAAGGTTTATTAGTAACTCAAGCAGGAGCAGATTTATTTTACTGTCGACTTACAATTGGAGAAGGAGCTACTGCAGGTACTGCAATTGCAACAACTTTTTCAGAATCAGATAAAACTTTTATTCACGTGGATCAAGCAGCTATTACTAGTACTTGGCTTGGTTGGACAGTAAACTTGGGGAATGCTTCTACTACTTTTAGTATGACTAACTGCAATTTTCAGGCTTCAGCAGTATCTACTGCTACTAATAGACCTGACTTAATTTTTACAGGTACTGCAGGGTCAGCAACAATTAACTCCTCTGCTTTGCTAGGGCTTAGAGCTATTACTATGAATAGTAGCGTAGAAATTACAGGAGGCACAGTAGATGCAATAGCCCTTACGTTAGGGGGAGGCTCGATAGAAAATTCAGATATACGACCCCGCTCCGCTTCTGCAGTAGCCATGATTACAGATGCTGCTTTCGGAGCCACTACTGGAATAAATAACTGTAATATAATTAATATAGGCTCTGGTCACGCTTTTGAATTTACAGCTACTACTTATACTGCCGATACCTCGATTACTTTTACAAATATAGTATTTGATAATACTACTTTTGGGGCTAATGGGTCTACTAGTGCCGCTATAAGAAATACAAGTGGTTTTGAAATTACAGTTGCTTTGACTGGTACTAGTAATATACCTACTGTAACTAATGTGGGTGCTGGCTCTTCTGTAGTTTTTGTCTCAACAAAAGCACTGGTTATTGATAATATCGAAGATGAAACTGAGCTAAGAGTCTACAGTTATACTGATTTAAATAATCCTTTAACCTATACGGAATTAGTAGGCGCTGAAAGAGTTGGGGCTACCCCCGACTCTAGTACTTTTGATAGTATAGCAGCAGATCCAGTAAATGCTGGAAAGTATAAAGTTACAAGCTTATATGATACCTCCGGAGGAGATATTAATGTAGTAATTGTAGCACATAATTTAAACTTTGAATTCTTTCGAGTTCAAAAAGTTTTGACTGCTAGTGCGGATACGACTATATCGCTCTTTCAGAGTTCTGACAGGCAATATGATTCGGGAACGGTCTAACAGTCGAGGCTACTTAGATATACTTATAAACAAGTATATATTATAATGTCCTAGACTTAGGGCAAGCTATTAGGAGAAAAACTAAATGGCTAATTTCTTTCAAACTTCTAACGTCCAGAAGGATCCGGATCAATTGTCAGTACACGTACCGACAGTATCCACTCCTATCGCATCCAGTATTGGTGGTGATATTATTAATGGACAAACAGCCGCTGCTAACTACGATAACGTAGGCAACAACGGAACTTTTACTGCTGGTTCGGGGTATGTAGTAGATAATGTAATTACATTATCTGATGGCTCTAAAGTAACTGTTACTTCTGTAAGCACCGGAGCTGTTACTGGTTTTACAGTAACTACAGTTGGTGGGGCAAATACTGCTGCTGCTGCAACTCTTACGCAATCTTCTGTAACCGGAGGGGCTTCTCAAGCAGGCACCAATTTTGACCTAACTACTGGTACGGACAATATTTCTGCGGCTATTACTGCTGACGAAATTATTATTGATTGGGACCTCAAGAAAATTGGTTTGGTTGTTCAAGGCAACTTAGGCGATGATGGGGCTTCTTTGAAAGCTATCTACTCATCTCTCAAAGATGCTTGGCAGTCTGACGCACTTTTGATTAAATTCCCTTTCCCAATGGGTCCAATTACGGATGAGCAGTTCGAAATGATCAACGGCTGGAACTGGGATAAAGTTGAAACTTCTGGTACTGTTAGTGCCACTACTATTGAATTAATTCGTGATGGTGGTTGGTCTGTTAAAGATACGTCTAACGTCATTCAAGAAGAATGGTCTGCTATTATCTCTCTTGGTATTCTTGGGTCAACTGACCAAGTATATTACCAGCAAGTACAAGATGAAACTTCTACTACCAATACCTTTAACTTTAAACAGTTTGGTGCAGTTAATCAAGCAGTTCAAATGTACGAAAATGGTGGAGCAGATTATCGTGATCAAACAGGTGCAACTAACATTCTTAAGTTGTTTGTTCGTGAGTGGCAGTCTACATACGGTACTTCACGCTTCAGTGATATCGGTGTATCCTCAGTAACGTATCAAGCATATCGATTCCCTCTTACGTCTCAGGCAGACTT